TTAACAATCCTACATCTTACAGAACTGATGATTTATCCTTTGCACAACAAACGTTTGACATTCAGAATCAAGTAGATAGCGGATCGGGAGATGGACTCATAACACAAACAACAACGCTTCAATCGGGAATTGTATTTTCTTCAGGAGGCAGAGATTCACCAGGATCTACATCAAGAGTCAATACTGCATTTGGAAGGCCAGAGTTTTATGTTGATAATTTCAGAATGAAAGCAGTGGTTTCTGCCACTGCGGCAACTGGTAATTCAAATGCTACTGGGTTTGAATTTGAAATTTATGAACCTTACAGCATGGGGTTACTGCTTCAGAGCATGCAGACCGCAGCAATAAAAGCAGGATATGCGAACTATCTAAACAATGCTGTATTTTTATTAAGATTAGATTTCAAAGGTTTTAAACAAGACGGCACTGTTTTTAAAAGTGTGAAACCTAAATTTTTTCCAATGAAATTGACCGAAGTAACATTTGAAGTTGATGAAGGCGGAAGCAAATACAATGTCAAGGCAATCCCGTATAATCACAGTGCATTGAGTGATAACGTTGATCTTACTTTTAAAGATATCAAAATCGCAGCGCCTAATGAAAACACAGTTGAAGAGATGTTAATGACTGGGGATCGGAGTCTAGTAAGCACCCTTAAGAAGGCAGAAGAAGAAAACGTAAAAAATAAAATGTATTCTGTCGAAGACATATACGAAGTACAGTTTCCTAAGAGTTGGGATGAATTTATTGCACACAGATCAGGAACCACTGGAGACAAGGGAGCAACAAACAAATCAAAAAAACCAACCAAGTCAATAGGAAAAAGCCAACCAGTAACCAAGAACGAATTTGGAGAAAACGGCATTGGAAAAGCAACCTTTGCTTATGGTGCAGAAACCGGAGGTAACTTTGATTTTTCAAAAGAGGGTGATGTATATAATGAAGAAACTGGTCTTGTTGAAAGAGACAAGATGACCATTAATCCTAAAACCAGAGTTTTCAGTTTTACACAAGAACAGAAACTAACCGACATAATTGTGCAAGTCATACTAAGTTCTACCTATGCAAAACAGGCATTAGATCCTGCTAACCTAGTTGATGGATTTATAAAATGGTTTAGACTAGACGTACAGATAGAGTTTTTAGATTATGATATATTAGTTGCAGATTTTGCTAAAAAATATACGTTTAGGGTAGTACCTTTCTTCGTTCATCACAGCATCTTTAATTCTCCAACTTCTGCTAACCTTGGTTATTCTGAATTGGAAAAGAAAATTGTAAAAAGGTACGATTACATATACACAGGACAGAACCAAGACATTATTAAATTTGACATTGCAATTAATAATTTGTTTTATACTGGGGGTGCTTCCAATGCTGAAAAAAATACCTCCACAAATCAAACCAATGATCAACAAGGTACTGCTTCTGGTACTAAAACAAAAACAGAAACAACGACGGGTTCAGCCGCAGCAGCACAAACCGCTAATCTAGGTAAGTCTAAAAAGAAAAGAGATCCTGCCCTATTTAAAAACAGAAAAGGTGGTTCGGGACAAAATGACGTTGAGAAACAGGTTGCGGAAACCTTTCATGAAGCATTCCTTAGTGGTAGCAGTGCTGACTTGATAACTGTTGATCTAGAAATACTAGGTGATACGTATTGGATGGTTGATAGTGGCATGGGCAATTATTTTGCTAAACCTTCTAGCCAATCCGACCTTATTACCAATGACGGAACGGCTAATTACGAAGGACAGGATTGTTACATTTACATAAGTTTTAGAACACCAGCAGACGTTGATACCAAAGCAGGATTGTATCAATTTAATAGAAAAGGAGTTGAAAGTCCGTTTAGTGGTATCTATCAAGTTACCCTGGTGGAAAATAAGTTTGAAAACGGAACTTTTACACAAAACCTAAAATGTCTTAGAAAACAAGGACAACCAATTGATTACGAAGGCAAACCAATTCCGCAAAACAAACAGGAAGCGGTTGCAACCAAGGTAGTAGTTGATGATAGTCTAGGATCAACATAATGGCAACAGAAAAAAGAACACCAAATAATTTTACTAAAGCCAGCAGCATTGGTAATGGAATACATCTAGCCAAAGTTGTGAGCGTTCTTGACCCTACCTTCAATGGCAAACTTAAAGTTACCATACTGAGAAATCAAGGTAATGATCCAAACACTGATGCACAAACCTATTTGGTAAGTCCTGCATTTCCTTTCTTTGGTTACACACCGTACGAAGCACTAGGAAATAATGCTAACGATTTTAATGACACTCAAAAATCATATGGTATGTGGTTTGTACCACCCGACATCGGAGTGATAGTCATGGTCATGTTTGCAAACGGAGATCCTGCACAAGGATTTTGGTTTGCATGCGTTCCGCCTTCCTTTGCTAATCACATGGTTCCTGCTATCGGTGGAACCACAGAAGTGGCAATCTCAGATGCGGACAAGAAAAAATATGATACAAAACAACCCTTGCCTACCGGTGACATAAACAAGAGACACAACGCAACGGCACAGGAAATAAATCCTGAAAAAATTAAAAAACCTATACATCCTATTGCTGACAGATTTTTAGAACAAGGAACACTAGAAGATGACGTTAGGGGAGTAGTAACATCCACTAGCAGACGCCAAACTCCTAACAGTGTATTTGGTATAAGCACACCTGGACCTCTTGATAAGAGAACGGATGCTAAAAGAATGGTTATAGGTACTAACGAGTCTCAATCACCTACCTCAATCCCGGTTAGCAGATTAGGAGGAACACAGTTTGTAATAGATGATGGCGATGAGAGATACCTAAGAAAAACACCTGCCGGAACAGGACCAGTTGCATATGCAGATGTTGCAGCCGGAGAAAAAGGCAATGTAACAATTCCATACAACGAATACACAAGGATAAGAACTAGAACAGGACACCAATTATTATTACACAATTCTGAAGATTTAATTTACATCGGTAATTCTAGAGGTACTGCTTGGGTCGAATTAACTTCAAATGGAAAGATAGATATCTATGCCGCTGACAGCATAAGCATACATTCCGAAAATGATTTAAACATCAAGGCCGATAGAGACATTAACATCGAAGCAGGCAGAAATGTTAATATGAAAGCCACTGCCGAATATCAGTCTCCATCAACATTACATCGTAAGGATGACGATGGAAATCCAGTTCCTAAGATAGAGGATTATGCTGGATTGGAAGCAGGAAGAATACAGATAGAAAGTGCTTTCAACACAAACATACTAATAGGTGCAAATGGAAAGATTGAAACAAGAGCATACGAAAACAGTGCAGGTGTGAAAGTACCAGGAGACTTAGACACTGATGTGATCGGCAATACTAGAATAGAACAGAAGATTAACTTGGACATCAAGACCGGCTTACGAACAAGTTTAACAGCAGGTGCAAACACTGAAATACTAAGCACGGGTCAGCACATAGAAACAGCAGCAGAAATACACATGAATGGTCCCCAAGCAAGAACAGCAGATGATGCTCAAAGCATTGCGGATTTGATCACGCATAAAAACATAGTAACAAACACTGCTGTTGGATGGAATCAAAGCAAACGATATAATGAAGGAACAATTAGATCTATAATGAAACGAGTTCCAATGCACGAACCTTGGCCATTGCATGAAAACTTTGCTCCTTCGGAACAGAATCAAACAGCAACTGATAGAGAAATAGGAGGGGAAGAATAGTATGGCAAAGTTATACAAAACCAAATCCGTAGCAACTCAGAGCGCAACAGTTCAATCTAATGTTGAGTCATTTAAGTATAAGGGATTTAACAGTGCAAATTCTGCTAACGGGTTCAAACTTTATGATATTGATCTAGTAAAACAGGATCTAATTAATCATTTTTACATCAGAAAGGGTGAAAAATTAGAAAATCCTAGTTTTGGAACCATCATTTGGGACATGATCTTTGAACAATTCACAGAAGAAGTTAAGGGATTAATAGCACAGGATGTGGAAGATATTATCAACTATGATCCTAGGATAGCGGTTAATGACGTATTGGTTGATAGCACAGAGCAGGGTATAAGAATAGAGGCAGATATAACTTATTTGCCCTTTAATGTTAATGAAAAAATGTCATTTAGTTTTGATAGAGAAAAGAAAATAATAAACTAAGCACTTAATGATTAACGCTAAATATTACATAGGAAACAATAGCAAATGAGCAATACATCAAGACAGAATAACTTAATACTCAATGAGGACTGGAAGCGCATCTACCAGACCTTCCGTAATGCTGATTTTAAGTCCTATGATTTTGAAAATTTAAGAAGGGTAATAATCACCTATATTAGGGAAAATTATCCAGAAGATTTCAATGACTATATTGAAAGTTCAGAATACCTAGCACTCATTGATGCTGTGGCATTCCTAGGTCAGAGTTTATCGTTTAGAGTTGATCTTGCTAGTAGAGAAAACTTTATTGAACTAGCAGAAAGAAAGGAAAGCATTCTTAGAATTGCTAGAATGCTATCATATAATGCCAAGCGTAATGTTTCTGCAAAAGGATTACTTAAATTTGTATCCGTAAATACAACGGAATCAATTTTTGACAGCAATGGTAGAGATTTAAGCAGACAAACCATTAGATGGAATGATGCTACCAATTCCAATTGGGCAGAACAATTTATTTCAGTTCTAAATGCTGCCATGTCAGACAATACAGAATTTGGAAGAAGCCAAGGTAGTGCAACAATACAGAGTGTTCCTACGGAGCAATATAGATTTAGAACAACTACCGTAGATGTGCCCATCTTTACATACACAAAGACCATTGCAGGAAGAGCAATGCCATTTGAACTTGTTAGCACATCTTTCAAGGACAGTGAAGAATTATACGAAGAAGCACCATATCCTGGAAACCAATTAGGTTTCGTATATAGACAGGATGGTCAAGGTCCGGCTAGTGCAAACACAGGCTTCTATATGATGTTCAAGCAAGGATCTCTAGAACTTGCAGACTTTAGTATTGAAGTTCCTACAACCAACGAAAAAATAAATGTTGTGAGTGAGAACATCAACAATGATGATGTATGGCTATTTGCACTTAACAGTCTAGGCGTTCAAACTGAGCAATGGACAAAGGTTAGCAACATTGTAGGAAACAACATTGCGTACAATAGTTTGGTCGGAGACATTAAAAATATCTATGCTATAGACACTAGAGAAAATGACAAGATAGATTTAGTCTTTGCAGATGGTGTTTATGGAAATCTACCCAAAGGATCTTTTAGAACATACTATAGAGTTAGTAATGGTTTAACTTATTCGATTAGTCCTAATGAAATGAAAGGAATCAATATTTCAGTTTCATATAGAAATAGAGCAGGTGACCAACACACTCTACAGATTGGATTAGAATTACAAACTTCAGTGACTAATGCTTCTGCTGCTGAGACAGCGGATGCTATTAGACAAAATGCACCGGCAACATATTATACGCAGAATAGAATGATTACCGGTGAGGATTACAACCTAGCACCGCTAGGCAGTTCGCAAAATATTTTAAAAGTAAAAGCAATTAATAGAACTTCGAGTGGTATTAGTAGAAATTTTGATATTGTTGATGCAAGTGGAAAGTACAGTAGCATTAATGTATTCGGTGATGACGGATACATTTACAAAGAAGAATCTGAAAGATCATTATCTTTTAAATTTACAAATAGAACAGA